CCGTAAAGCTTTGAAGTAGCTTTCGCCGTTCGCATTTTATAGCGTTCCAAAGCTTCAAGCTGTTCTTTTGCGGAAGCGGTGGCAAAAGTTGGATTGTCCAACAATGTGTTAGTAGGTGATTGGTAAATCACCCAATCGCGGACTTCACTTAACACTCCTGGATGGATTAGGCAGCGTATTTCACGATCAGCCTCGCGAAAATTTATGCCAACGCCTCGCACGATACGGCTATTGTTAGAAGCCTTCATTTCACCAGCTCCTTCAATTCCGCCTTGATTCGCCGGGCGGTTTCCCCGCGCCAAGTGTTGGCGTTGGCCAGAAAATACAAGACGATGGATTTGGCCGAGTCACAAATATAGGTATCGGTGATTGACTCCAAATCCCTCATGGCGTTCCAGTATGGCCGGGCGTAAAGGCCGGCCGGTTTGTAAATCCATCCATCCGCCTCAATATCGGCGGCGATTTCCCAAAGTTTCCGTGGCATTGTCTGCACTCCTATTGTTTGGTTAACGAACCCACAATTGCTGAAAGTCAGCCATTTCGGTGACAATTTCCAGCCACGGCATTCCCTGTTTTTGACAAGCGTTGAAATAGGCCGTGGTTAGCTGCTGGGCCAGCCCATTCGGGGCGAGCTTCAATGCAGTTGCCAGCGCCGCTTCGGCAGCCGCTCGTTCGGTAATGTCTTGATCGGTCATTGTTTGCACTCCTAAGATTTAACCTAGCCTCATCAGTAGCGGGATGGTTAGCTCCGCTAGACGGGGGAATAGCCCCCCGTTTCGGCATCAATTCGGATTATACCAAAATTGCCGACGGGGGCAATGGGCAAATGCCCCCGTCGGTAATCGGCATTATATACTAGGGGCCAGGGCGAATGGGGCCGGGGATAATCGCCCGTTAATTGCCGGCGATAATTTCCCCCAAACCGCCGGCAATAAAATATGCGAATGGGGGATTGACAGCCGCGCGCAAAAGCCATACATAACAGTCACCGGCACGGAATTGGCCGCGCCGCGAAACGGAGTGCAGAATATGGTAAAGAAGATTGAAACGCCGGAGGCCCGTAAACGGGTTATTCGGTGGAATATCGACGTTGACAGCCGCCGCATGACGGCGGCTGTTGGCGACGCCGGGGAGCTGGTGATCGACGTTGCCAGCCTGCCTGCCGAAGTTTTGGACTATGCCGTCTATCACGGCCTGAAACAATACATTGGCGATGGTGCGGCGATGCCGGCTGGTTCCGCGGCGGCAGATAAACTGGCCGTGATGCAGGCGAAGCTGGCAAACCTGCAAATGGGCGAATGGCGAACCAAAGGCAGCGGTGACGGCGAGGGCCGGAAACCCGCCGGCGTCCGTTTCCTCGCCTATCAGGAGTTCGTGGAACGGTCCTATGCCGAGACCGGGAAAACACCCCCGACTCGGGAGGCCATCCGGGCGAAGTGGGATGCGATGGACGGCAAACAGCGGGCTGCGACTGCAAAGCACCCGCCCATTGCCGCGATTATCGTGCAAATGCAGGCCACCGCTAAGCCGTGGATGGACCCGGACGACCTGCTGAACGGCTTCTAACCTGCGCCACCTATGGCCGGGACACTGATCGATGCCCCGGCCAACCCTGCCCCCCCGGCCTAACCCGCCGGGGAGTTTTTGTGTGCCTGCCTGCCCCGCCGCGATCCCCCGCCTGTTCCCCGATGTTCCCGGGCGGCACCAGTTGCCCCATGGGCAAATCCCCCCGCCCTGTTCCCTGCCCCGTCAGGGTATCTAATGAAAATCTGCCCCGAAATAGTCCCGAGTGCCCCTGTTCCCAGTGTATCCCAGTAGTAAAAATACCCCCCAATGGGGTTTTGTCTGTTAACGTTGTAGTAAAAAAAAAAGTGGTCCGTGGGGGTATCCTACGCCCTGCAGCTGCCCCACAGTATCAGGGGGCATTTTTACTGCTCGGATACTGTGGGAACGGGACTATTCCGGGGTAAATGGGGGCAGAAATACACTAGGCACCACGGGCGGGGGACAGAGGGGGCGGGGATATCTGCCCAGGGTGCGCCTGACGCCGCCGAGACACACCGGGGAACAGGCGGGGGGATCGCCTGCCCCCGCGCCCGCCCGCCCGTGCAGGCCCCGGCCGCCCCGGCCCCGGTGCGATCTGCCGCCCTGCGCCCCTGCACAGGCCCCTGCACAGGCCCCTGCACAGGCCCCTGCACAGGCCCCCCGCGCCCGCCCTGCGCCCTGCCCCGTCCCTGCCCGCCCATTCGCCAAATTACAAATTTGTAACCCCCCCGCCCGCCGCCCCTACATCTTAACATTCCGTAACCTTTCCCCTCCCCATTGCTTATCCCAACCAAGGGGGGTGCCTCTCCCCGAAGGCGGGGGTGTCGCAGGTAGATGTTTACAGGCATATCCCTCCCCACCCAATCCGACCCATTTTGGACTGCCAAGCGATTTCCCCCGTCTACATAACTTGCCGGGGTAAGCGGGCGGGAAAAATCAAAAAGCCGCGGGGAAATCGCCGGGGATAAATGGGTGATTATTGCCGGCCCAATTGGGGGGGCTTGACGTGCGCCCGCGCGCCTGTTAGTTTAGCCACGAAGGAGTAGCGGCATGGCTGGCACGGCGGCAGCGGGGTATAAGGAAAACGAGCAATTCGGCGCGCGGATTGAGAAAGTCCGTTACAGCCACGATGCGATGATTGACTATATCATCGCCAACCCTCGCGCTCGACAGAATGACATTGCACTGGCCTTCGGCTACACCGTCCCTTGGGTCAGCCGGGTGATTGGCTCGGACGCCTTCCAGTCTCGGCTGGCGGAGCGGCGGAAGGAGCTCGTCGATCCCGTCATTGTCCAGTCGGTGGAAGAACGGCTCCGGGGGCTGGCCGTGCAAGCAACCGAGGTCATCGCTGACAAGCTCGCCGCTACCCAAAACCCCGATTTGGCGGTCAAGGCACTGGAAATCTCCGCCAAGGCCCTAGGCTTCGGTGCGCGGGAGCGCGGGCCGGCGATCAACAACTCCTTCGTCGTCCAACTCCCCACCATCGCCCCATCGGCCGAGGCTTGGGCGGCCCAGCACGCTCCCGCCCCTTCCCCCGGCCCCCAAATCATCGACGCGGAGGTTGTTCCCCCCAAGGAGTCCGACAATGACTGAGAGAAACACAGACCCGGAATGGCTGAAAAAGGCCCGAACCTTCCTCGGCGTGTCCGAAATCCCAGGCCCGAAGCACAATCCCATCATCGTTGGTTGGAGGAAAAAGCTCGGAAGCTGGATGCAGAACGATGAAGATCCCTACTGCGGGGATTTCATCGCTATGCTCATGCAGGAGTGCGGACTGCCCTATCCCGGTAACTACTTCCGTGCGCGGGCTTGGGAGTCCTACGGTGCCCGCTTGCAGACAGATCGTCTATCCCCCGGTGCAATCATGGTCTTCTGGCGCGAGAGTCCCCATTCTACCAAGGGCCATGTCGGCCTGTATGTCAGCGAAGGCCCAGCCAACTACCACATCTTGGGCGCGAACCAGCCCCAGCGGGACAAGAACGGCAAACTCATCTCCACCGGCACAGTCAACATCATCCGAATACCCAAAGTCCGCCTGACCGCCTCCCGCTGGCCCCGTGGGCAGCCCGTTCTCGGCTCCCCCGTTTTCCGCACCGCACGCCAATTTTTGGAAACCACCGGGAACGAAGCATGACGATCGAACAGCAGGTCATCTGGGCGCCTCAGCCCGGCCCCCAGACTGCTCTGCTCCAATGCCCGGTTTTCGAGGTATTCTACGGCGGTGCGCGCGGGGGAGGGAAAACCGAATCTTCCATCGGAGATTGGCTTCAGCACGCCAATCTCTACGGCGAAGCCGCTATCGGCATCTTCTTCCGTCGAAAGCTCGTCCAGCTCACCGAAGTTATTGCCCGGACGAAGCAGCTTTTCCCCAAGCTGGGCGCCCGGTATAACGAGCAGAAAAAGGAATGGCTGTTCCCAAATGGCGCAAGGTTGAAATTCGCCTATCTCGAACGAGATTCCGACGCTGAAGAATACCAAGGCCATAACTACACCCGAATTTATGTGGAGGAGGTCACCAACTTCCCAACCCCTTCTCCGATTAACAAGCTCCGCGCCACCCTACGCTCCGGTGCTGGCGTGCCCGTGGGTATGCGCTTGACCGGCAACCCCGGAGGCCCGGGCCATTCTTGGGTCAAAAAGCGCTATATCGACCCAAATCCGAAGGGCTATCAAATCATCTCAGACGAAGAAGAGATCGAAATCGACGGGGTTAGGAAAACAATCAAAATCGAACGAGTTTTCATCCCCTCCAAGCTCGGTGACAACGCCCTGCTCATCCGCAATGACCCGACTTACATCCTCCGCCTGCGCCAATCCGGTTCCGAGCAGCTGGTGAAAGCCTGGCTTGAGGGAAATTGGGACATTGTGGACGGCGCATTTTTCGACGAGTTTTCGGAAGAAAAGCACGTTCGGGACTCAAACCTTATCATCTACCGCACCCCGCAGACAATCCTATTCCGCTCATTCGACTGGGGTTCGGCTCGTCCGTTTTCCGTCGGCTGGTATGCCATTTGCGACGGGCTTTGGCCGCCCCAAGACCCCTTCCCAGCCGGAGCCATCTTCAAATACCGAGAATGGTATGGCGCAAAGGGGCCAAACCAGGGGCTAAAAATGCCCGCAAAGGAAGTCGCGCGGGGGATTATTGAGCTAGAAAAGGGCGAGTTGATCCGCTATGCCGTCGCTGACCCGAGCATTTTCGTCCGCAACGGCGGGCCTTCGATCAACGAACTGATGTTCCAATGCCGCTGGCGCGCGGCGGATAACAAGCGCCAGCCCGGCTGGGAGCAAATCCGTCAAAGACTAGTCGGGGACAACGGAGTCCCCATGCTCTATATCGGAAACCAGTGCCAAGACACCATTCGCACACTCCCAATCTTGCAGCATGAGGAGAACGACCCGGAAGACTTGGACACCGATGCTGAAGACCATGCGGCGGACGAGCTCCGCTACGCCTGTATGAGCAGGGTTTGGAAGCCCGCCAAAGCTCCCTTGACGCCGACGATAAACTTTGGCAAATTGCCGGGGCAAATGACAATCAATGAGATAATCGAAGCGAATACTCGCAAGCGTAAGGCACGGGAATTGGCTGATGGATGGTGAAGAAATCCCCGACTTTGGCACTGCCAAGGGCCAAGAAGCGGTCAAGGCTTGGCTGGCCGAGATTGACGCTGCGCGGACGCGGGAGAAGGACTATCGGCTGGATGCGGAAAAGTGCGTCCAACTATTTGAGGCGGCGAAAAATTCCGATCGCCAGCCCTTCGCCATTCTTTACTCAAACACGGAAACTCTGCTCCCGGCGCTATACAACGCTCGGCCAATCCCTATCGTCAAGCGCCGATATGACGATGCCGATCCAGTAGGGAAGCTGGCCGCACAAATCGGAACCCGGCTGCTGAAGTATCTAATCGAAGCAGAAGATGCCGAGCATGATAGCTTCGACAGCCTAATCGCCCCGGCGGTGCTGCAAGCCCTAGTCGTCAACCGCGGGGTGACGCAGTATACTTACGACATGAAGTCTGTGGCCGGCCCGGACGGGCTGGAGGTCATGCAGTCCGAGTGTGTATTCGGGGAGGAAGTCCGTTGGGACAAGTTCCTCCACGGCTACGCCCGGACTTGGAAAAAAGTCCCTTGGATCGCCTTCGAGCATGACCTAACCCGGCAAGAGGCGAAGAAGCTCTACCCCAAAGCATATCCCAAAATGGAGTTCACCAAGCCCAACGACGGGCCGGGCGGCTACGGGGCTTCCAAAACTGATGAAATGAAGGGCATCGAGCTTGCCCGCGTGTATGTCATCTGGTGCAAGCAGACCAGAAAAGTCTACCACGTTGGGCAAAGTTGCAAGGAAGGCTATCTCCGCCCGCCGATTGACGACCCGCTGAACCTTTCCAGCTTCTTCCCCGTTCCAAAGCCCCTCAACCTATTCCCAAAAATCTCAACCCTGACTCCGACGCCGCTTTACATGCAGTATCGGGAGCAGGCGGTGGAGCTGAACAAGCTCACCGTTCGGCTGAAAAACCTGATCGACGCCATTCGTATCCGAGGCTTTTACAACGCCACGGTGGAAAATATTGATAAGGTCTTGAAGGCTGAGGACAATGAGCTTATCCCGCTGGATAACGTCAATTCGGTATCCGACAATGGCGCAGTTGACAAGCTAATCTGGCTGATGCCAATTCAGGAGCTGGTGCAGGTTGTCCAAGCCCTGTATATTCAGCGGGAGCAGTGCAAGCAGACTATCTATGAAATCACCGGGGTGAGCGATATTCTTCGCGGCTCGACGGTGGCTTCGGAAACCGCTACCGCGCAGAATATCAAGAACCAGTGGGGGACTTTGCGACTAAAGCGGATGCAGAAGGAAATCCAGCGGTATTGCCGGGATAGCCTTCGCATCATGCTGGAGATTGCCATCAACAACATGGATCAGGCGACCATCCAGCGCATGACCGGGTTGCAAGCTCCGACGGAGCAGGAAAAGGCGCAGCTGGTGGCCCAGCGGCAGCAGCTCATAGCTGCTGTCCAGCAGACGGGCCAGCAGCCCCCGGAACTCCCCGACCCGTCCAGCTTGCCAACTTGGGAAGCCGCACTGTCATTGCTGAAAAATGAGCTTGACCGCAGCTATCGCATTGATATTGAAACGAACTCCACGATCGACGCCGAAGCTGCGCAGGACAAGCAAGATATTGCTGAACTTCTGAACTCCCTGAGCCAATTCCTGAACGGCGTCGCGCCGCTGGTGCAGCAGGGGGTGCTGCCATTCGAAGTTGCCCAGCAGATGATGCTTGCCGTTTCCCGGCGGTATAACTTCGGAACGGAGCTGGAAGAGCACCTGCTCAAAATGCAGCCTCCGCAGGACAAGCCCAACCCTGCTGTCCAAGCGAAAATGGAAATGGAGAAGCAAGCCCACGAATTGGCTATGCAGGAGAAGCAGGCTGAGCTTGCCATCAAACAGGAAGAAAGCAAGCTCAAAATGGCCGAGCTCCAAGCCAAAATGCAATTTATGCAGGCGGAGAATGAGCTGAAAGCCCAAGAAATCGCTATGAAGGCGCAGGAGTTGAAACAGAAGGCAGAGTTTGCTGCGGCTCAACATATGATGAAAATGCAGCAGTTGGCGGCGAGGCCGGCACAGAAGGAGAAGGTCGATGCTTAAAGAACGTAAAAACTCTTTTATCGACCGGGCTGTAGATTTGGTAAAAAGTCGTATGGGTGGTGTTGAGAGGGGTTTGGAGGTCGTAGAAGAAACTGTGCTTCCACTGCACCTCAGAACTTTTGGCGCTACGGCTCTTGGCATGCGCTCTCCAATAACCGAAAAAAACTTAACTACAAACGAGAGGGCCGCGCTTGCGGAGGTCATTCGCCGGCATCAGATAGAAAAAGTTCAAGGAAATCCGAACGCAGTAGCTGTGAGCGGTTATGATGCTCGAAACGCTCAAGACTTACCTGTTCCGGGCAAAAATATTGCCCATACCTTCGGTCATTTTCGCTTTGATGTTGATCCTGCTACCGGAGGTGGTTTGGTAACTGATAATTATGATTTTCTGCCCCATTCTACTTCTGGGTATAAGACACCTAATGCCCCAATAGCCCAGCGGTTGCACGCACTTGTTAAGGTATTATTGGCAGCCCAGCGTAATAAATATGCTGATCCCGGCGATATTGATGCAAATATAGTGCTCAATGGAGCCTCACGCCCTGTGCGTATTCAACTTTCTCCCGCAGAGATGAAACCGAGAGGTTAATGTGCCCCTCTATGACTTCATCTGCGCCGAGGGTCATCGCTTTGAACGGTTAGTCCCCCTAACCGATTTTGAAGCCGATCAATTTTGTCCTTGCGGTGCCCCGGCGACTCGTGTTATTACTCCGCCGAGAATAAATCGGGATTATCCCGGTTATTCCTGCCCGGTGACTGGAAGATGGATCGAGGGTCGAAAGGCCCATCGGGAAAATCTCAAAGAAACCGGGTGTCGGATTTTGGAGCCAGGCGAGCGGGAGTCATTCATCAGGCGGAAAGAAGCGGAAAATGCCGCTTTTGATGCCTCGATCGAAGCGACTGTCGAGCGTCTAGTTGAGAACCTTCCGTCGCATAAGAAAGAGCGTCTTGCGAACGAACTTTCTTCTGGCATCGACATCTCCGTGGAGAGGAAATAAGGATGGCTGAGCTTCAAGAACAGAATTCCGGCAGCGGTGGTGATGCCAATCCCAGCATCGCCGCCAGCCTTGCGGAAATCTCCTCCTCGCTGTTCCCCCCTTACGGCGAGGGCGCAAAGGAAGAGTCCGAAGGTAGCGAACTGCCGGAAGGGGAGGAGCTGTCTGCTGCTGACGTAGCGGAGGCGTCAGCGGATGACTCGGCTCCTCCCCAAACAGACGAAGGCGCGGAGGCGGATACCGGGGCCGATCCGACCTCC